ACGTAACAAATATCACATATCCATAGTTGAGGATAACGTCTATCTTCAGTTCTCCACAGATGATAGTCAAAGACTTCACCAATGAAACCACATATCGCGCATTGACACATCATTCTTGAACCCACTTTCCTTCCATCTGTAAGTTACATGTTGTGCAATAAGGATTGAATCTAGGGACTGTATCATAAGTTCTAAGATATTCTGGATGTTCTGGACACCACATTTGATACTTAGCTACAAATGAATTTCTTGCATCTGTCTGAAGAAGACTTGCTCGCACCCATTTGCTAAAGTTAGGCATCTTTGAAGCGATCTCAAACGTCGTTGGACATAGATTAACCATCTTATGTCGCTTCATTCTTCTTCCTCCAAATGTATTAGCTCTAAACAACCTTCACATTTGCATTGAGTATCAAAGCATTCTTGGTCATACCATTTCATATTACAGCCTAAAAGGAATTCGTATATATATACTTCTATTTTTTTTGACTTACATAGTAAAATAGTATGGCTAGTTAGAAACGGGTGGAGGAGGGGAAGTGGTGGTAATAAGTACGTCCCGCGTTCTGTCACCGATTAGAAGATAGAAGTGATGTTTATAGGCGGTCGTCAGCCACAAGTAAGTATGGCAACAGCAAAAACAGGAAGTTTTTACCTAACCGAAACAGTAACTATACCGGCAAATAGTGCGGCGAATACCAGAGTAAGTAGTGCAATTGATCTAGGAGCATACGTAAATGTAGCAACTGGTCAAGCAATTGCAGTTGAATCAGTTGATGTAGTCTATCAATCTGGTGGAGATTATATTCAATTCTTGTCTAATTTCTTAGCAGGCGACGGATCTATTTCTTATCAACTAGCAGATTTAAACCCGGGTGGTGTATTCTTTAGAGGCGATAACCAAAGTTTGGTTGCTTCTGGTTCATTAAACATTGATGATTCAGCTAACTTGGGAACAATGACCGCTGATCTATACCCAGACAACTTTGGTCCTGCTGCTTTGTCAGAGGCTTTTATGGTTGTAAATGATTCACTTTACCTCACTGCAGGAAATAACGGCAGTGCAATTGGTACAGGTGATTTGTACGTAACGATCAGAGTTAGATGCAGAGTTGTTAAACTTGGAACTAAAGACTGGATGGCAATAGCAATACAATCGACCGCAAGCGATAACTGAGGTTGATACCTTGGTTAAGATTGAGGGAACTCTAAATGAACTTAGAGCATTACTTGGCCGTGCTGAGCGTGCTACTACTGACGTTGTTGAAACCGTTGTTGAAGTTAAAGAAACGGCTAAGAAGACTAGACGTAAACTATCGCAATGGCAACGTTACATTAAGAACAGAACTAACCACATCAAGTTTAAACGAGGACCAAAGAAAGGAAGACTAGATCTAGCCGCTATGTCTAAAGCATTTAAGAGGTCGAAAAAATGAGTCATATATTATTAACGAGATTGGGCCTGAAACCTAAACCTAAATCATCTAAACCAAAAAAGAAAGGGGGTAAGAAATAATGGATAGAACATTAATAGCAGAATTTCCAGCACTTTATCTTGTACAAGATGGTGCCGGTAATTTTGAACAAGTTATTGCCACTGAGACTAGAGAAATATCGACTAGCATATATGTTCAAGAAATGAAGCTAGATTTAAGTGGTTATGTACAAGATGCATTGACCGTAGGATTTAGACGTTCTTTTGAACAAGAAGGTGGGCCAGACCAGATGAATTGGTTAAAAGCATATGACCCAAATAACGATTCATTAAGTGAAGTTACTTTAATTTCTAGCGTTCCCTTCACTGATGAGCAATTGACAAGTGCTTTAGTTTATTCTCCGGGTTTTATAATACCACACCTACCCACTTTAGATAGTGGTAACTTCAATAGAGCTCATATCATTCACGGTCGTTATCAAGTAATGTACGCGAATACTACAATTGGTGGTGGTTCTTTTACTAGTAATGGCAATGCTACTTTGATGAGTGTTACAGATAATACCTTTAGTTCTTTAGAACCTACTGCGGCAGATTGTCTTTATTGTTACAGAATAGTTGCTACACCTTCAGCAGCAAGCGCCGGTACTGGAATTGAGGTGGTTTACTTACCACCCAAAAGAATTATCTTAGACGCTTTCACTGTAGAAGAACCGGATTTAGAATATATGATGCGACTTAAGAGATCCTACGAACTTGCTAATCAGGTTTGATATGAATGGTCGCCCCTATACTTCAACAACCAATCTCTGATTTAACTAGACGTTATGAAGAGGCCGGCAGAGATGCTAGGGCTAAAAGACGGGCTAAAAGAGAAGAACAGGGCGATAAATGGCGTAAGGTTTGGCGAGAGGCCTATGAATGGCTAGCCCATGGATCTACACCAGAAGTAACTGGCCCTCTAGCAATAGCATTTAGAATGGCACCCAAAGCAGTTGCACCAATTTACATTGGTGGAAGGTTAGGTTATACTGTAGGAGAAATGGGTGCTTCTGGTGTTTTTGGATCGGGGCTAGTTGCGGGACTTGAAAGAACCCCAGAGATTGCTGAATATGAAAGATCTGCCTTACGTACTTCAAGAGTTATTTAGATCTACGTAACAAATATCACATATCCATAGTTGAGGATAACGTCTATCTTCAGTTCTCCACAGATGATAGTCAAAGACTTCACCAATGAAACCACATATCGCGCATTGACACATCATTCTTGAACCC